TTGGCGATATCATTTTTGTTTATGATACGACAACCCCAAGTCTAGTATTAACTTATGTTAACCAAGTAACGTCAACTTCTGTTGACATTGCTGACGGTACAACCGTAAGTGCAACCGATACTGACTAATAACGGTTAGTGTCATAATGGGCTATTGCTGGCAAAACTAGCGATAGCCCATTTCTACATTGGAGATTTAGATGGCATCTGGTGATACAGCATTGTCAATTTGTTCTGATGCTTTAGTTATGTTGGGCGCAAAGCCCATTTCGTCTTTTGATGAAGGCACAGATGAGGCATCTATTTCTAGTCGTTTATATTCAGATATTCGTGACCAAGCATTGATGTTATACCCTTGGTCATTTAGCTTTAAAAAGACCTCTATAGCTCGTTTAGTTACAACCCCTACCAATGAGTACCGATACGAGTATCAATTGCCTGGAGACCGCATAGGATCGCCTAGAGCGGTATACGATAGCAGCGCAACTGGTTTGCCTCCTCGCAAAGAGTACAGAATCATGGGTAGCAAATTGCTATGCGATTATGAAGAGGTTTATATTGATTATCAATATTCTGTTCCTGAGTATGAAATGCCTCAATATTTTGTGCAACTGCTAAAATATATGATGACTTGGCATTTAGCATTACCCATTACCGACCAAACAGAAAAGAGTCAATATTGGCAAGGTGTAGCAGTTGGCGGCCCATCAGAAAATGGGCGCGGTGGATACCTACGTCAAGCAATGAACATTGATGGTTTAGGAAGTCCAACCAATGCAATTAATGATTTCTCGCTGATTTCGGTGAGGTATTAATGGCTCGCTTTGTCTCTATTCAGACAAACTTTTCTACTGGTGAATTAGACCCATTGCTCCGCGCAAGGGTAGATTTAACTGCCTATCAGAATGCCTTAGAAGAGGCTACCAATGTGGTATGCCAACCACAGGGCGGTATTAGACGTAGACCTGGCACTAAGTACATTACATCACTACCCAATGGTGGAGCGGATTCAGCTGCTAATGGAACTCGATTAGTTGAGTTTGAATTCAGTACAACTGACTCTTATATGCTTTGCTTTACTCATAATCGGATGTATGTATTCAAAAACAAAGCATTAATTACTAATATCAATGGAAGCGGTAATTCATATTTAGATACATCGTCAGTTAGTTTAACTGGTGCAAGATTGGCCAATATTGTATGGACTCAATCAGCCGATACATTAATTGTGGTTCATCCTGATATTGCTCCAATTAAATTTGTTCGAGGCGGCACAGATGCTACATGGACTGTATCTGCAATTAGTTTTGATTCAATTCCAAAATATGCTTTTACTGCATCATTTACCAATCCAGCTGGAACATTAACTCCATCTGCGGTATCTGGCAAAATTACGTTAACTGCATCTGGAGCTGGAACTTTTTCAGCTGCCAGCGTTGGTCAATATGTCAACGCATCCCCACAGGGAAGAGCTAAGATTGTTAAATACACATCTGGAACTGTTGTTGATGCTATTACTGAATTTCCATTTTTTAACACAACTGCAATTGCAAATGGATCGTGGGAATATGAGTCTGGTTATGAAAACGTATGGAGCGCTACAAGAGGCTATCCAAGATCTGTAACATTCCATGAAGGCCGTCTATATTTTGGTGGATCTAAGTCTCGCCCATCAACTATTTGGGGTTCTAAAGTTGGTTTATTCTTTGACTTTGAGGCTACCGAAGGATTAGATGATGATGCCGTTGAGGCAACATTAGATACTAATACATTTAACGCAATTGTAGATATTATCTCTGGGCGCGATCTGCAAGTGTTTACAACTGGTGGCGAGTTTTATGTACCACAGTCTGGACTTGATCCAATTACACCAACCAACTTCTTTGTTAAAACTGCAAGCCGTAATGGCATTAAAGAAGGCATTCGCGTACAACAGTTGGAATCTGGCACTTTATTTGTTCAACGTCAAGGAAAATCATTAAATGAGTTTGCCTATACTGATACGCAACTTACATACGTTACGCAAAAGATATCGCTACTTGCTGGTCATCTCTTGCTTACTCCAACTCGCATGGCTTTGCGTAGGAGCGTGGCTACTGATGAAAACGATTTACTGTTAATTACTAATAGCGATGATGGCTCAATGGCCGTGTTCTCATTATTACGAGCTCAAAACGTAATTGCCCCATCCAAATTTACTACAGTTGATGGCTTGTTTGTTGATGTTAGTGTTGATATTTCAACCATCTATACAGTTGCAAAACGTAATGTAAACGGAACATATCAATATTTTGTAGAGTCATTTGACAATACATTGTTGACAGATTCATCCAAGTCTGGTGGTGCGGCTGCATCAGTATCAATGAGTCATGTTGCTACAGAAGAAGTCAATATTATTTTAGATGGGGCAGTACAAGCCAATCAAACTGTGCCAGGCGGTGGAACTGTAACATTTACAAGGTCATCTACAACCAGTTATGAGGTTGGATTACCTATTACTGTTAGAGCCATAACTATGCCAGTTGATTTAAAACTACAAACTGGTACACGCATTGGATTTAAAAAACGCATTGTTGAAGTTAATGCCATAGTGGCAGATACCCAGCATTTAAAAATTAATACTATTCAGGTTCCATTTAGAGAGTTTGGAGATATCTTAGACGAGCAAGTTGCAGAGTACACAGGAACTAAAACATTGCATGGAATTTTAGGATATTCAACGGAGGCAAAGATTACAATTGAGCAAGATGTACCGCTTAAAATGACTTTGCTTGGTTTAGAGTACAAAGTAGCAACACATCAAGGAACTTAATATTATGATGGTAGCCGCAGTAGCATTGATGGCCGTTAGTGCGTATGGATCAATTAAAGCTGGTCAAGATCGAAATACGATGTATCAAATGCAAGCCAAACAAGCCGAAGTTGAGGCAGATAGAAGGGCTGTGCAATATGAGATACAGGCCAATGAAGTATTGCGTAAAGTAAATTCTGCTAATGCAGCGGTTGTTGCTAGAGGATTTGCTGGTGGTGTTTCTGGATTTGAAGGATCGGCTGCTTTAATTCAAGATATTAATAGTACACGCGGTGGGAAAGAATTTACATTTGCTCTTTCTAATTCAGATATGGCTAAACGCGGTGGATTAATTCAAGCAACGCTATACGAACAGGCTGGTAAAACAGCTGAACAATCTGGTTATTTTGATGCCGCTGGAAAACTTGGAATGGCTGCTATGACAGCATCCAATATTGGCAGTAAGCCAGGAACACCAGCCCCAGTAATAGATAAAAGCGCGCCAATTTAAGGATAATTATGGCTGAACTTCCACGCTACCAACCATCTGGTGTAATGCCAGCAGATATGCCACGTTTAGACTTTGCTAATATCAAAGAACAAATTGTTGCAACGCAAGGTATATCTTCAGCTTTAGATCGATTATCTAGTTTTGCTTTTAAAGAGGCCACAGAAAAAGCACAAAGAGAAGGTTTGCAATATGGTGCTGAAAATGCACCAACAGCAGATCAAGTATTAAACGCAATGAAAGAAGGCAAAAGTCCATCGGAACTGTTTGCTGAACCAGGAACAGCGTTTGGAGATGCCGCAAGAAAAGTACAGGCTGCTCAATTACGCAATGAGTTAGAAGTTAAAGGCCGTCAAGAATTATCAATGTTAAGTGCTGCAATTGATGCTGGGCCGTTTGATTTAAAAGAAATTGAAACTCAAATTAAAGCAGTATCTGCTGGATATGCTAAAGCGATATCTTCAGTTGATGCAGAAGAAGGTCTTAAATTTAGAAGTTCTATTGCAACTGCTGGTAATGCCGTATATGTAAAAGCTACAGAAAACTTTTCAAAAATATATGGTGAAGGTTTAAAAACATTAGCATCTGATTCTATTGCTCCATCGGCAACTATTATTGCTGATACATTAACAGCCGAATCAGATCCAAAAATGTTATTGGAAAGAGTTAAGGTAGAAAGAAATAGAATATTTGATATTGCTAGAAATACTGGAGATCCATCTTTTGTTAAATCAACAATGGAAGAATTTCAAAAAAGAGTTTTAAATTCAATTGTTGACTATACAATTAAACCTGATTTTGCTGCAACTCCAGCAGAAGGAATTAGAAGAATTGAATCTAGGGATTTTGGCAAATTGTCTGAACTTGCAAAAACAGTTGATCCAGATAAATTAAAGAAAGCCTACATTGACAGAATTGGCGAAGAGTCAACCATGTGGGAAAGATCTACTAAATTAAATGCTGCTAAAAATATTGATGCAGTCAATACTATTGAAGATGATTTATATGCTGGCAAAATTGGTGGATCTGAGGCATATCGCAGAACTAGAGCGTTAGGTGTTACTTTGCCAGATGAAAAGCGCAAGGCTTGGCTTAATGGTGATAATGCTGGAGCAAATGCACAGCAATATGGAAACTTTGAATCAGCTGCTGACAGAGGTAAATTAGGCGAATCTAATATTGATGAATTAGCCAAAGCTGGTCAAATATCTTGGAAACAAGCAAACACTCTTAAAAAGATAGCTAGAGGAAACGAAAAAGATCTAGGTACTGCTAGACAGTATATTGATAACACTCTTGGTATTAACGATCCATTTGCGCCTGGAATGGAAGACTCAAAAGCAAAAGCATCAAGAGCAAAAGCAAGATTAACAGAAGATAGACAAAAAGCATTAGAGGCTGGTTTGCCATTTAATCCAATGGAGTCTGCTCAAAACATTGTTAGAGAAAAAGAAATTAGTGATTTTGTTGCTCAAAAAGATACGGCTAAAAAAGAACTTGAAAAAATATCAAAAGAGAATGGATTGGAATATAAAGAAAATTGGACTGATGCAGATCTAAAACGAGCTGGCATTAATAACGATGATGTTCGTAAAAAGATTTTGCGACAAGTTAGGAATATTCAAAAATGATTGATAAATTATTCATGGATGATTTGGCTAAAGATTATGTCTTGCCAACAGAAATGCCAATACAAGATACGCTATTAGCAGCTGGGCCAATAACATCAGATGTGCCTCAAACTGGTATTAGACTTGGTCGCGCTGGTGTAACACCAGAACAATCAGCGGCTGCTGGTGGTTTAGAAAAACCAGCAATGGCTTTATTGGATACATTGGCTGGAGCATTGCGTGGTGCAGCCGCACAAACAATAGGATTGCCTGGGGATATCAGATCAATTATTGATTTAATTAATTCAGAAGGTGCAAATGCAGTATTGGGAAAAAAGATGTTTCCAACAACAGAAGAAATGTTAGCGAGCGATATATTGCCGCCAGTTGTTCCAGTTGGAGCGCCAAATGCAGAAGAGCGCCAAAAGACAGTTGATATTACTCAAGAGGTTGGTACATTTTTACCGCTGCCAGGAATGCCAGAGGCAATAATTAAGGGTATAAAAGCAACCAAGGGTTTACCATTAGGATTAAGCATTAAAGGTGTTGGAGAACTTGGCGATGCTTTGTTAATGCCAGTAAAAATTGGCGATAAAGAATTAAAAATACCAGCAGATAAAGCTGCTGTATTACAAAAAGCAATTAAGAATTTAACACCAGAAGAACAAGCAAAGTTGCGTACAGATACGGCTATAAAAATGGTTGATATATTAACAACCTTGCCAAGTACCAAAGAATTTGCAGCTGCGGCAGTTGGTGGGATTGCTAAAAAGGGTTGGTATGAAGGTTCTGCAAAAGCAATTATTGAAGTATTTGGACAAGATGCGCCAAGATTTGCTGCATTGCTTTCTGCTACAAGTCCACAAACCAGCGTTGAGTCAAATCTATATAACGCACTTCATATATGGAAAAATTGGACTGCTGCTGGAAGACCGCAAGATAGAGAATCAATTGTTTCTGTTATGGGTCAAAGCGTACAGGGTAACAAAGGAGAAGAATCTGTATTAGATGCGTGGAAAAATAATTCTGTAAGAGCGCTTACTTCAGAAGATCCAACAACTTTAGTATTGTCTGAGCCTAAAGTAGATTCTTTTATGAAAAATTTGCAAGGCAACGTAGATCAAGTTACCAACGATGCT